AAATCTCCTAAATTCTCAAGTGATATTTGAGGCGGCCGCCAAAACCTCAAGCGAAACCTCGGAATACCAGGCGCGTTCCTCCACGCCTTTTTCCAGGGCCATCGAGATAACGGCGAAAACCGTCACAGCCTCGGTTTCGTCCGACAGGGTGCCGGCGATGGTGTCATCCATGAACAGGTCGCGCATGACTGCAACGTGCGTCTGATGCGTGGCCAGGGTGGTGTCGTCCATCGACTCGATCAGTCGCACCGTCAGTTCGCATTTGAAATTGCCCAGGCCAGGGATGGATTCCTCGCCGCTGTTACAAATCACCAGGCAACGCGGCAGGGCCAGTTCATCATCGTCCTCGCCCTTGCTGACGGTGATTGAATAGCCTGCAAAGGTGCTATCGCCGTCCAGCACAGCCTTGGCCCGCGTTTCAAGTTTTTCCTCAAGTGAATTGTACGCCATTAGAATCCCGCCTTTTTGTAGTCGCGGCCCAGTTTGCGCTCGATGTAAACGGTCATGTCAGCAATCGAGGCAGCCATTCCGCGACTTAAACCTGCCTCAATTTTGCTGATAGCCAGCCGGCTGTTATTGGTTGCGCTATTGGCTACCCATGCTTCCGGCCGTAATTCTGCCTTGGCTGGCCTGCCCCAACCTTTCGGCCTGGCTTTGCCTTTACTTAAACCTTTCGGCCATGGGCGCCGGTCGCGCCTGTCGACTGCGTAGGAAAGTTTTTTAATGGCCGGCATCCAGCCACTTTTCAAAAACTTAACGGCCCGCACCCTCATGTTGATTAACTTCTGCGCGGCCTTCTCCAGTTCCTTGCCCCATATTAAGGGCTGGCCCGCCTTCTTGCGTCGGCTGTTCACGATCCTGGCCGCGAAACTGTCGGCCTTCAGGATTCGTTTGCCCTTCCGCAGTTGGCCGGTTTTCCTGCTCTTGCTAACCTTGTTGCCGATGGCGCCAAGTTTGTACTCGATGGCGCTGGCGCTGGCGGCGTCGGTATGCTTCAGCGCATGAAACGCCATATCTAACGCCTTGGCGTTTACTATCTCCTTGAAGCTGCGCCGGTTAACCTTGGCGTAGCGGCGCAACTGCCGCCTGAACGCTGCCTGGTTGATTCTTAAACTCATCTGTCGGCGCTCATCAAATCAAAGCGCACCTCGGCAGCGTCGGCCGGTGTTGTGGTGATTTTTTCGATGCGGTAACTCTGCGAATCAACCGTCATTTTACTGCCAATAGCCGGCAGGCTTGAATGGTCGGCCTTCTTGCCAATTAGGGTCAGGTCGAAGTCGTCAAGGAAACCGCCCTCGCCTGCGTCCTGGCCCTTTGATATTTCATTAACCGCGCCGGTGTAGGTCGTCACGCCTATGACGTAGTTCACCGGCAGGTCGGCTATCATCTCGGCAATGTCGTCTGTGTATTCTGACATAATAAAAAAGCCGACGGCCGCTGTTTAGGCAGGCCGCCGGCTGAATCATACGCTGGCCGTCAGGCCATCAGTTTGCGCCTCTTGAAGTGAAACGGTTTTCTAAAAACTGCCACTTCATCAAAGCTTACTTTCTCCGCGTCCAACTCGTCGGCATATTTGGCGACTGCCTTGCCGGCATCGTCGCCGACATAAAGCACCTTGTACTTTGTGCCTTTACGGCCGACGGTTAGACTTAACTTCATTAAGCGGAAACGATGCGCTTCATGGAGGCGGTGCCAGCAGCCACGCCATAAATCAATGTGGCGGTGATGTACTGTGCGCCGTCCTTGCCTTCGTACCAGTTGCGCAGTTGCAACGTCACGCCGGTGTCAGGGTCTTGGACAGACTCAACTGCGCCAGCCCAATTCTCAGGCAGCGCCGGTTGGCGGCCTGCAATAATCAAAGCCTCTGGCCCGCAAGCGAAACCTTCCAGGTTCTCGCTGTTGGCAGGAATGTCGCTGTACTCGTACACGTTGAATCCGTGAACCTTCGGCACCGCATTGTCCCGAATAGAACCAGGGCCGCCATAGGCGTAACTGGCCTGGATTGCATTGTCCTGCGCCAGGTTAGCGTAGTAAGCCGGTTTGATAACCAGGGCGCGGTCGGCCTTTGGCACGTTCAAGGTCGTAAGGTCGCCCGCAAGGTCGGCCACGTCGTCGGCGCCAAAGCTACCGGCGACGACCGTCACCTCGGCGCTGTAAGTAGCCGCCACGGCCAACGCCAAAAGGTCGTCCATCATGGCGTTAACCACAGAATGAACAGCAGGCCGCACGAAAGTTCTTTCGAGCATATCCATGCCGCCCTTTGCAATCTCCAGGTCGGTGAATGCCGCCGTGAAATGCTTGTGCTTGTTCAGCGTGATGGTCTTGGCCGTAGATGTTACGTCCGTTGCAGAATAGCCACTTGTGGCATCTCCTGCGCTAACAGCCGTCGCAACGCGAGTGCTGACCGATTCGCCAACATCAGCAACGTCGCTGCTAAAGTCGGTCGTGAATGCCGAAACAATTGGCATTTCGGCCGAGAGTGTTTCGAGCGTTTGCTGTGCGATTTGGGCTAAATTTACGCCCCCTAGTGTGTTTGCCATATTGGTATGCTCCTAAAAAATTACAGTTGCGGTTGAATCTCGTTCCGATAGAAAACCGTGCGCTCCTTCAGGTTTTCAATCGCGTGGTAGTCGTTCCAAAGGTCGTCCAGGGTTTTCAGCTTGCTGACTTCCTCGACGTCCTCTGCGACAGGCTCGGCGCCCTGTTGGGCGACTATCTCGGCAGCCTGTGCGCCGGCCAATTCCTCGACGTCGGCCTGGTCGGTCTTGGCCTCGGCCAGTTCAGCCTCCAGTTGGCCGCACTTTTCAAGCAGGCCAGCCTGCGCCGCATCAAGTTTTTCAACTTGTTCCCTCAACGCGACGACTTCGCCGGTTGCCTGCTCTGTGCCGGCCTGGGCAGCCTCAAGCTGCGTTTTTAGGTCGGCGTTTTCCTGTGCTATGGTCATCGTTTCAAAAACAATTTCAATTCATCTTACGCCTTGCCGAGTTTTTGCAAGAGAGAATCAAGGTTTTTTGCCTCGCCATCAATCATGCCAATTTCCGCTGCGCGTCGGCCGGTGAAAGTCTGGCCTTGTAATGCCTCGTAGTTTAGGTCGGGCCGGAACTTGCGAACAAAGCCGGCAAATTCGTTGTAGGTGTCCATCACTTCAAGCTGTAGGTGCTTGCGCACTTCCTCGTCAAGGGCAACGCCAGGGAAACCGGCAGCCTTGTATTTGCCGCTTTTGAATACTTCAATCTGCACGCCCTGCTCGGCCAACGCCTTGCTGGTATCCATCACCGGCAGATAAACGCCGACGCTGCCAACGTCTGCCGATGGTGCGGCGAATATGCCGTTGGCACCTGCCGCCAACCAATAGGCCGCGCTGGCCATCTGGCTGTCGGTGTAGGCGTAAATTTTCTTGGTGCCTGACGCCTGCACTTCCTCGACGGTTTCGGCCAACTCCGGCACGCCGGCAACTGTCCCGCCTGGCGAGTCAATGTCTAAAATTATTGTGTCAACCTCGTCGTCGTCGGCTGCCAGTTCAATGGCCGCCATGACGTCAAGCGCATCGACGGCGCCAAGCATCTTTGCAACGGCGCCAACCTTATGGCCTATGACGCCCTGCACAGGTATGACTGCCACGCCGCCGCTCTCGGCAAAAGTGTAGTCATCCATTTCATCGTCCGGCGCTTCGTCCTCGGCGCCTTCAATCATGGTCGCGCCAAGTCGTGCCTGTGCCTGCTCGATGCACGCCGGCAGAATGGCCCATTTTTCAAACTCCTGTTTAATCTTCATTGTCGTTGGGTAATCCGTTTGGGGTTAGTAGCTGCACGCGGTTTGGGTCAATGCCGTATTTGTCGGCCAAGTCCAAAACAAAACGCTGCTCTGAAATTCTCTTTTCTACCTCGTCCTCCCAATGCAGGCCACGGTCGGCGTAAAGCTCCTGCAAGGTCGTCAGGCCAAGCTTGTAATCCTCGCGGCCGGCTGCCGCATCGCGCCCGCCATCAACTGAAATTTTGCGCGGCCCCTGGTAATGCCAGGAATACCAGTCGCCGCCCTTTGGCAATGGCAGCAGGCCAAGTTTCATTGCCTTGGCCAATGCGTAGCCGTCGATCCGCTTGGCCAATTTCCTGACTAGGCGCTGGTTTTTTTCGACTGTGCGCTGCGCCTTCGCAGTAACCAAACGAACCACCGCGCCGCCGATCTTGGTTGGGTCCAGGGAAAGGTCGTATGGCCATTCAAGCGCCTGGAATGCGCTGCGTAAAATTGTGTTTTCAAAGTCCTGCGCATTGGCACCAGGCCGGTTCCTGTCCATTACCTCGATTTTGCTGCCGGAGCCTGCGCGGAAATATCTGATTGCCCCGCCTTCAAGTGTTTCCAGCGTGGTGTTTAGGCTGCCATCCTCGATGGTCTGATCAATGAATGCCTCGGAGTCGTCTGCATAACCGTCCTCGTTATGCTCAACCAGGGCAATGCTGCTGGCCGCCTTCTGCGCGTTCAGTTCGTATTCGCGCAGTTCCTTGACGTCCTGCAAGTCGCCGGTGACGGCCGACAAGGGCGTGATGCCCCGCCCCTGGTCTGACCATTCGGGAAAGAAACAAAGGGCCATGTCGCGGGCGCTGACTTTCCTTTCGCCGTCAATAACATAGGACACCGCACGACCCTGCTTGTTGCTGATTACGCCATTGTGTTCGTTTGCGTTCTGGTTTCGGCTGGCAATGCGGTGAGCAGGTATGAGTTGCACGGCAGGATAACCGCCGGCGGTATTTGTCAGCATGACGCCGACGTCGCCGTCGCGCTTGACTGAAAGCAGCGACAGGTAAAGAAACTCTTCAAAATCACAACGCCCCTGGACGTCCAGAATTTTGTGCCAATCGCGCAACCATGATTCTGCGCGTGCACCCCATTCCAAGTCTTTGCCGACATATTGCGGAATAAAGGGTTGGACTGAATAGGTGCATTGCTCAAGCAACGCGCCGCGTACTGGTGCGAAGTTGCCAAACAACCAGCGGCCGGCAGAAACCAACTGCTGATGCGTGCCGGTCGGTATTAGCTGCTTGGTGTCCTTGTTCAGGTAACGCAGCGGCCGACGGTAGCGGTTGCTCTGATATTGTGGTTCCCACAAGGAGCCGAGTTTTTTTAAGAATCCTTTAAGCATTGCGGAACTTGGCGTAGGTGCGGGTTGACAGGTAGCCGTAGGTTGCAGGGTCTTTCTTTTTCAGCGCAAATCTGCACTCACGCAAAACCTGGTCAATCGGCAGCGTGAATTGCTTTGTGCTGTTCCGGCCGCCGATGCCGTAGGCCATCATTGTTTTGCCTTCCGTTACAAGGGTCTTGGCCTTGGTCAGGATGGTGGTGATTTCGCTGGTCGTGAAATCAAGAAATAACCCTTCTGCCCGCATTTCCAGAAAATAGTCGGGGAGGGTTGGAAAATCTCAAGCGAACAAAAGAAAGCGGCCTTGAGCGGGGAAAGAGGAAACCGTCAAGGCCGCAGGTTGTGAGAGGGTGCAGGCGCTCCGGCCTGCAAACATGAACCAAACCGTAAAAAATGTAACGTCAGTCGGCCGATTCGTCAAGC